CGCCGCCGCCGACCCACGAACGCCCGCCGCCGCCGACCCACGAACGCCCGCCGCCGCCGACCCACGAACGCCCGCCGCCGCCGACCCCCACATCACCGCCTTGTCGCGGGGGGCGTAGTGGTTGAGCAGGCTCACGCACGCCGCGCGGCCAGCGGGCCCGCTCTCGGCCGCGACGAACGCCAGCCTGCACCGGGGGAACTTCACCTTGCCATCCAGATCGATGACCGTGCTCTCGTCCACCACCAGCAGGAGCCAGCGGGAGTCGGCCGCATCGACGCGGTTTCCTGCGACGTCGGACTTGCCGGCGCCGTAGTGCCATCCGTGCAACCCGTTGCCGCACGCCACCGTCGGGCGCCAGTCGGGCGCCTCGACCACGGCGCCGACGTCCAACGGCCAGATGAACCCACCATGGCTCTCACCGTTCGGCCCGACCACCTTGAGGACGAGGCACTCTCCACGCTTGGTCAGCTTCTTCACGCATTCCCCCTGTTCTGTTTCTCGGCTTCGGCCTCGCGCTTCACGCGCGCCGCCTGGTGTTTGTCGTCCTCGACACACGCGGCCGCGTAGGCCGGCGTCGCGAGGTTGGCCTCGATGGCATCGTTCAGCCGGCAGGCCGTCTCGGTCCCGGCGAGGCACCGCACGCTGAACACGTGCGAGATGTCGTGGAAGTTGCCCCAGAACTCCATGACGCCGGGGCGCCGCTCGCTCTCGAGGCGGAAGTTGCCGTAGTCCCGGAATCGCGGGGACAGCGTGTGCTCGGCCAGGGCGGTGAAGAGCGCGTCGAGCTCGTACACCTGCCCCGACCCGTTGGAGATGACGAGCACCGGCGTCGCCGCGTCGGGAATCCCGCGGGTGTGGGCCTCGGCCTTCTGGGCGTCGGTCCGGGCGTAGAAGATGGCATCGACCGCGGGCGTGAAGTCGATGGCGAGTTGCGAGGTCACTGATGGACCTCGCAGTCCCGCCAGACCTCGACCTTGCGGTCCGCGTCCTGCCGGTGGGGGAAGTGGAGCACCCAGCCCTCGGGCGTCTGAGTGACGTTGGTCAGGTCCATGTCGGCCGACAGATGCCCGCGCTCCGGATCGACGCAGAGCACGCGGGCCTGGGGCGCGTCGAGCAGTCCCTTCGCCCAGGCGGCGCCCACGATGAGCGCCACGACGACCACCGCCGCGACCAACGACGCGGGCCTCACAGCGCGGCCCCGAGCCGATAGCAGCCGATCAGGAAGCATCGGTCCACGCAGCGTGAGCGGCGCAGCGCGTCGTAGATCTCCTGCACCTGCGCCGCGTTGTCGGGCTGCGACACCAGCAGCCGGGCCATGTTCGCCCCGGCCGCCGCAGCGGCCTTCAGGTCGAACGCCTGCCCCAGGCACAGCACAGCGACGGTGCGGCCCTTCGCCTGCCAGCGTGCGATGCGGCGGTAGGTGGCCGCGAGGCCGGTGGTCTTCGCGATACGTGCGGTCGTCGTCTTCATTCGTTCTCTCCCTTGCGACCCCACTCGGGGCCGACGAGGCAGACATTACAAACGCGAGATCGGAGAGTCAACAACAAAACGAGCAGCCCGCGCGGGCCCGCGTGGCAGGCCGTGGCGACAGCATGGCGCGCGTGGTATCAGTCGGGCACCATGCTCGCCCAGTCCACGCTCAGGCTCCAACCTCCCAGCGGCTACGGGCAGGCCGCTCGGCTACTCCGCGGGCCGGTCGATCCGAAGCTCTCGCCGCCGGCCGAGGCCGCGCCGCCCGTCGACGAGGTCCCCGTGCGTGAGCTGGCCGACGTGACGCGCGGGCTGCCGCTGTCGGACACGACGGCCGAGCAGGTCCAGGCGCTCGCCGACTCGGGCCGCCCGCCCTTCGGCCTCAGCCAGGCCGTGCGCGCGCTGCTCACGGCCGACGAGACGCCCGCGCCGCTGGTGCTCGAGATCACGCGCCGCGCGACGCGCTGGGCGAAGAAGAAGGCAGCCGATGCGCCGAAGACGAAGCGCCCCGCCGTCGGCACGCCCGCCGCGCTGAACCTGCGCAAGGCCGGTGTGATCAAGGTCGGCCCCCACGGTGGTCAGATCGTCGGCTACGCGCACGGCGACATGACCCGGCCCATCTACGCCGGCAAGAACGACCACCTCACCCACGCCCACGTCTACCCCACGGGCTCCGGCCCGACGGGCCACGCGGTCGAGGTCCCCGTCCAGGGCGCCCAGGGCCCCTACGCCTGGGCCGACCACCCGGACATCGCCGGCGGGGCCCCCGCCGTCGTCCACCTGCCCACCGGCCGCACCATCAAGGCCGTGCAGCCAAAGCCGGGCGCCGGGAGTGCCGGCGAGGTCGCAGCGAAGGCCGTCGCCGAGCTCGGGCAGAATCACGGCGGCAAAGGGCTCGACGCGAGCCCCGGCGGGTTCGTCTCGAAGCCGGACTACGCCGCCATGCGCGCCGTCATCGAGAAGCACGAGAAGTCCCCGCCCCCGGTGAAGGCGCCGCCGCCAGCCCCCGCGGCGCCCGCCGGCCCGCTCGATGGCGATGGCGCGAAGGCGCTTGCGGCACACGTCGCCCAGGCCTCGGGCATGACCCACGACGAGGTGCGCGCGGCGCTCACCGCGACCGACGCCTCGCCCAAGAACAACGACGTGGCCCAGGCCCGCGCCAAGATCGAAGCGGCGCTTCTGAAAAGTGGCGCCCGCCCGAACGCGCTCGTGGAGCTGCTCGACGGCGGCCACCACGAGCAGGCCCACGTCGACGCGCGCCTCGACCAGATCGGTTCGGGTGACGTGGCGCGGGCGAAGGCCGAGTACGCGCACACCCCGGTCTACGACCTCGAGATCCTGACGAGCGTGGACGTGGTCAACGATCACCTGCCCGGTCAGGCCTGGTGCTCCTACGGTCGGAAGCTGACGATGGGCCTGGGGCCCGACGGCGAGCACGTCACCGGCGACTTCCGCCACGAGCTCGGCCACGCGGTCCGGTTCGCCTGGGGGCCCGGCCCCATGTCGAAGGTCGTCTTCGACCACTACGACGCGGCGAAGGCGGCCGAGGCTGCAACCCCGCCCCAGGGCAAGCCCTCGCACGAGTGGTTCGAGACGACCTACGGCGTGATCGGGCGCCGCGCCCTCGACAGCGCCGAGGAAGACGCGGCCGAGCACTACCGCGGCTACCACCGCGAGGCCCTGCGCCATCGCTTCAAGAAGAACGGCGGCGGTCAGCTCGACACGTACCGGCAGCGGCACCCGGAGATGGCCGCGCTCTGGGACGCGCGCTACACCGCCGCGCTCCTGGCCAGCCTCGCGCGAAAGGGCTCGTGGTGATGCGCATCGTGAACGAGGCCGGCGCCGTCGTGGCGTCGCGAGACGATCAGGGCCGCATCCACGGCACCGTGCCGCGGGCGCTGCACTGGCTGCGAGACGGCGTACCCGGCCTGAAGCCGGTGAAGCTGCGCAAGGGCATCGAGGAGCGCGCGGTCACGATCGCCGTGGACGATTCGCTCTACAACCTGGCGCTCGCCGAGGCGTGCGACAACGCCGGCTGGACGCTGGAGGACGACGAGATGGCGAAGAACACGACCTTCGAGAAGAGCCAGAACGACGAGGCAGCCGAACTGCTCCGTTCCGCCGGCGGCCTGCCCACCTCGCAGACCTACGGCACTCCGGCGAAGACCGCGAAGCCTGCCGCAGCGTCGCCGCCCCCAGCCCCGCCGCCCGTGGCTCGCCCGCACCACCACCAGGACACGATGCAGCTCCCGACGAAGCCCACGAAGAAGTTCCCGCCGCCGTCGCACCCCAAAGACACGAAGGCCCCGCTCAAGCTCATGTCGACGCCCGGCGAGATGATGAAGGCCCAGCGCCACGACGCCGACGCGCTGCTGAAGGCCGCGGGCGGGGAGCCCGAGCCCGTACGGCGGTACTCGGTCGCGGCGCCCGCCGCGAAGAAGGCGGCGAAGAAGCCCGCAGCACCGGCGCAGTCCCCCGATCTCGCGCGCCTCGCCGACCATCACGAGAAGATGGGCAAAATGCACGCGAAGGCCTACGAAGAGGCCGCAAACGCCGGAGACGGCGAGCTCGCGAAGAAGCACACCGACGCCGAGATGGCCCACCGCGAAGCCGCGACCGCCGCACGCGGAGGCGGCGGGCCTGCGACGAGCGCCGCCAGCCAGAAGGCGAAGGACGCCACCGAGGCGACGCTCCCGAAGGCCGACGCAGGAAAGGGCAGCCCCGCCGGCAAGGCCAGCGAGGGCAAGCCCGCAGCGGCGGCCCCGGCCGCAGGCGGCGCCCAGGCGCAGGGTATCGGCGGCCGGTCGAAGGAGGGCCTGAAGGTCATCGCCATCGGGCCCCGCGGCGGCAAGATCGTCGGCTACACCACCAAGGACGGGAAGCAGAAGGCGATCTACGAGGGCAGCCAGGCCGCGGAGAAGCTCGCCGCCACCGTCGCCACGCACGCCGAGCCCCCCAAGGCCGAGCCGGACACGAAGGATGCCGCGGCCCCCACGGCTGCCGCTGGCGACGCAGCCCCCGACGCAGCCGCAGCCGACGCCCCTGCCCCGGCCGGCAAGGGTGGCGACTACCACCGCGCGAAGCAGGCCGAGCACGCCAAGGCCGCAGCCACCGCCAGCAAGGCCGGCGACACGGCCACCGCCGACAAGCACCTCGCCGCCGCGCGCGCACACTGGGACGCGTCGCTCCAGAACGACAAGGGCACGAAGGGCGAGGACGCCGCTGGGGCGTCGGAGTGGGCGGACGAGGTGTCGGCCAAGGCCGGCCCCGGCGAGGCGGACGACGCTGCCGCCCCTGCGGCCGGAGACGCGACGCCCCCCGCGGCCGGTGCCTCCGGCGACCAGGGCGCTCCGCCCGCACCGGCCACCCCGAGCGAGCCCATCGACGACAAGCCGTTGTCCCCCGACGAGCCCGCCGGCGGCACGCCCAGCGACGCCCCGGATCCGGAAGATCTCGGCAGCGCGTCTCCGAAGACGGACTCGCCCGAGTCCCGGCACGCCGAAGAGATCGCGAAGATGCGCGGGCAGGTCGAGGACGCGCACAAGAAACTCGCTGCCCTCGCCCACCACATCGACGCGAACCTTGTGCCGATGTTCAACAACCTCAAGGGCCAGGCGCGCGCCGCGCACCGCAACCCCAACCCGTCCGTCGTCGGATGGCTGCTCGCTCAGATCGGGCGCTTCGCCTCGTTCGTGCTGGGCCTGCACGAGGACAAGGGCAAGGTGACCTCGGCGGCTGATGCCATGAACGGCAAGACGGGCCAGGGCGCCACCGGCACCGACGGCCGGGAGTTCGACATGAACCCCGACGGGTCTTTCACGGAGACCAAGGACAGCAAGGCGAAGCAGGCCGCCAAAGCCGCCAAGCCCGCCCCAAAGGCGAAGCTGCCCCAGACCCGCATCATCGAGAAGAGCCTCACAGCCAGCGACGCGGGCGATCTCGAGGGGACGTGCGTCTCGCTGCTGTCCACGCTGCAAGCCATCGAGCGACTGCACCACAGCGCACACCTCCAGGCCCAGGGCCCGGAGGCCTACTCCGACCATCTGCTCTTCCAGCGCCTCTACACCGACGTCCAGCACGAGATCGACGGACTGTCGGAGAAGATGGTGGCCACGTTCGGGCCGGGCGTCGTGGACGCCGACGCGCGCGCGGCCGACGCTGCCGAGCTGCTCGACGAGTGGCAGTCGAGCGAAGACAACCCGGTCGAACGAGCCCTCGTCGCGGAGCTGGAGCTTCAGGACGCCATCTCCGGAGCGCTCACGCAGGACGGTCTGTCGGCCGGCATGGAGAACTTCCTCCAGGGCCTCGCCGACGCCCACGAGACCGCCATCTACCTGCTCCAGCAGCGGTTGAGCCCGGCTGTATCGAAGTCCGTGCGCGCCAACACATCCCGGCAGGCCTACGAGGCAGGCGCGCTGCTCAAGTCGGCCAGCGCTCTCGGGTAGCCTCAGCACCCCGCACCATGTACCATCGCACCGAGGAGTGAACAGATGCCCGTGAACGCCGAACAGACCGCCGCCTTCGCCAACCTGACCAAGTCCTTCATCAGCGCGGACGACACGCGCGATCGGCTGGGGGCGGCCCTGCGCCTGCACCTCGACGTCGCCCCGAAGGACTACTTCTGGATCTGCGACCACGGCGCGACCGAGGAAGGCCCCGTCGCGATCTACAACCTCGAGCGCGGCAGCGACGGCGACTCCCCGATGAAGGCGATCCCCATCGGTCCCGGCGAATACTTCCGAATCCCGTTCAAGCTGGAGGCGGGCGTCTACACCTTCGGCGAGCCGGTGAAGGTCCGTCGGAAGACGGACTACGAGGTCGTGCCCACGCCCGTGCAGAAGAGTCAGACGGCCGGGGCACAGGCCGCGGCGCCCGCTCGGGTTCCCCCGCTCGTCGCGCGCCGCCTGGGCGCCTCGCTGACCGACGAGGAGCGCGCGTTCGCGAAGTCCCTCCAGGCCTCGCACCTCGCCGCAGCCGAGCGCCAGCCCGACGCCGGGGCGAAGGCCGCGCACGCCGAGGCAGCCGGCCACTTCGACGGCGCGTCGCGTACGCTCGACACGCCCGAGTACCGCCGCGAACTCGCCAAGGGCGGCACCGTGGCCGGGCTCATCAAGGCCTGGTCGAACATCCCCGACGGGCATCGCCCGCCCTTCGCCGACTTCCGCAAGTCGATGGAGCAGCCCACGTCCGCCCGCCTGGGCAACCTCGGCTTCCGTCCGAGCAACGCCACCGGCGACGCCCTGGGCGGCCTGAGCAAGGCCTTCGTGGCCGCCCGTCCCGTCGTCGAGCAGCCCACCCCCGTCGCCCCAGAGGCGAGCACCTACAGCGCACAGCGCGGGGCCGTGAACGGCATGCGCAAGAGCATGGGCGCCTTCTACGACCGGCTCTCGGCCGGCGCCGCACGCACGCCGCTCGACGTCCGGTTCCCGCCCGAGGCGAAGGGCCAGACGCCCGCCGCGCAGCCGGAGCGGATCTGACATGAGCAACTGGCAGGCCGCGCTCGCCGAGGGGGTCGCCGGGTTCCTCGGCGACCTCAGCAAGGCCGGTCAGGGTTCGCTCGAGCCCGCGGCCGACGCCGGCGCGAACGGCGAGCAGCGCGTATTCGGCCCCGCCGCCCGCGCGCCCGACAGCCTGCTCTTCGACCCCTACTCCTGGTACTCGGGCAGCCAGGAGTTCCACACCCGGCCGCTCAGCCTGGACTGGAACACGATGCGCCGGATGGCGGCGGCCCCGCCCATCTCGGCGATCATCAAGCGACGCTGCGAGGACGCCGAGGAGTTCTGCCACCCCGAGGAGAACCCCTACCTCCCCGGCTTCAAGGTGCGCATGCGCAGCCGCAAGGCCGCGCCATCCCGCGCCGCGCTCCGCATGATCGAAGAGCTGGAGCGCTTCGTCCTCCAGGGCGGCGTCGTCGAGGACATGCGCCAGGTCCAGGTGCGCGACGACTTCCCCACGTTCGTGAAGAAGGTCGTGCGCGACAGCCTCACCTACGACCAGCTCTGCTTCGAGATCGTGCCGTCGAAGATCTCGCGCTTCGGTGGCGGCTTCCGACCCGCCCGGTTCATCGCAGCCCCCGCGCACTCCATGCGCATCGCCACGACCTCGCACGACGGCCACGCGCTGCCCGACGACGACTTCGAGACCCCCCGCTTCGTGCAGGTCTACGACGAGGTCGTGATCAACGAGTACCGCCCGTCGGAGCTGTGCTTCGGGATCCGCAACCCGCGCTCCGATCTGGAGTTCTGCGGCTACGGCTACTCCGAGCTGGAGATGCTCGTCACCATCGCGACAGCCTGGCTCAACGCGTTCGAATACAACCGCAGGTTCTTTTCTCAGGGCGCCGGCATCCCCGGCATCCTGAACTTGAAGGGCCAGGTGGTGAACGAGCGCATCATGCGGGCGTTCAAGCGCGAGCTCCAGATGCTCGCCACCGGCGCCCAGAACGCGCACCGCATCCCCGTGACCTCGGCCGAGGGCATGGAGTTCATCAACCTCCACTCCACCAACCGGGAGATGGAGTACAGCGCGTGGATGGACCTGCTGACGAAGCTCGCCTGCGCGCTCTACAGCATGGATCCCGCCGAGATCGGCTTCAACTTCGGCAACACCGGACAGCAGAGCAGCATGGGCTCGGCCAACCAGGTCGAGAAGATCGGCGAGTCCCGCGAGCGCGGCCTCAAGCCGCTGATCCGTTTCCTGTTCTCGCAGCTCAACCGCTTCGTGATCTGGCAGATCGACCCGGACTTCGAGATCGTCGCGCAGGGCCTCCGGTCGAACAGCGAGTCTGATGACCTGGAGCTCGACGCGAAGCGCGCCGCGACCTACATGACCGTCGACCAGATCCGGGCGCGCTACGACATGCCCGCCATGGAGGACGGCAAGGGCAAGTGCATCCTCAACGCGACCTGGCTCCAGTTCCAGGCGGCCGCGCAGGGCGAGCAGGACGGCGCTGGCGAACAGATCCCGCCCATGGACACGGCCGATCTGTTCTCCGCCCCGCAGCCGCCCGCCGGTGGCCCTCCGCAGGGTGTTGGCACGCCGCCCGGTGGCGTGGTACAGGACCAGAGCCAGGCGGCAGGACAACCGCTCGCCGCTTCGATGACAGCCCGGCAGGTTCGCCGGCCCAAAGTGAGCAGCTTCACGCTGTAAGGAGCCCCCAGATGAGCGCCGTCGCCTCTCCCCTCCCCCCGAACGCCAGCCCCTCCGACAGCGAGGTCGCCGGCATCCCGAACCTCGTCCGCCACGAGTCGGTGATCTTCGAGCAGGCCTCGACCATCGCCACCGGCGTGATGAAGAAGCGGCACTACTTCCGCCGCCCCGGCCGCATCGTCGGCATCACGAGCTTCCGCCGCACGGCCGCCTCGGGCATGGGCGCCGCGGACAGCACCGACGTGGACGTCAACCTCAACGGGTCGACCATCCTGACCGCGACCATCCAGCACGAGAACGCCAGCGGCAACAACGACAAGCTCGTCGCCGTGCTCAAGACCAACCACGCAGCCTCGGACGCCTACGGCATCCAGGTCGTCGTCGGCGACTACCTTGAGGTCGAGGTCGACGCCATCGAGGCCGGCGCCACCGGCGCCTCCGGTCTGTTCATCGAGATCGACGTCCTCGTCGGCTGAGTTCATCGAGGGCCTGGGCACCGCCTGAACCGCGGGCCCGGCCGGGGGCGCACGGAGGCCCGAAGGCGACAACGGCGGGGGCGCCCCCCCGCCAGCCTTCACAGGAGTCCCCGTGGCCATCAGCTACAAGCGCCGGGCGGTCGTCGCCGTCGCCAACGACACCGACTTCGCGCTCCTGGTCGCCGATCGCGACCGCACCATCACCGACTCGTCGCTCGAGTCCTCGGCCACGTTCGTACGCCAGCTCGCCGCGTCGGCCAACGTGCAGGTCGACCTGGGCGAGATCGCCACGCTCAAGGCCCTGGCCATCGAGTACAACGGCGCCGTGAACCTGCGCCTCGGCGCGGCAGATGCCGATCCGCTCCCGCTCAAGCCCGTGTCGGAGGGCCAGGTCGGCTTCGCCGTCATCGAGCTGGAGACCGAGGACGGTGTGTGGCTGGGGAACCCCAGCAGCACCGCCGCGGTGGCCGTCACGCTCGTCGCGGTCGGCAACAACTGATCTCGCCGTGCTCGACAGAACACGCCCGGTCCTCGTCCACCGCACCTTCGGTGACGAGCCGGGCCTCTGGACGCTCACGCAGGACGACGAGGTCGTAGGCTTCCTCGACGAGCTGCACCTCACGGGGGTGACGTTCGTCTTCGATGCGCAGCTCCAGGCCAAGGCGCGGGTGACCGCCGGCGGCCGCGTCGTGTACGCATGGGCTCGGGGCACCCTGGCGGGCCCGCAGGCGGGCGAGGAGTCCCCGGTGCGGTTCGACGGAAAGGCCGAAGCCTTCGTCGGGCCTGGCGGGCCGCTGGTCGGCTGCGCCTGGCTCTCATTTCGGGAAAAGCGCGTCAGCGGTGGCGGGCTCTCGCTCGCCTGACGCACCGCGCTTGTAATCTCTGTTCGCCGCTTGTAATGTCGGCGCATGGACACCATCACCGACCGACCGCCCGATCGCAGACGCCCCTGGGGCGGAACGCGCGACGGCTACGAGGACTCCACCCGCCGCCGGGTCGAGCTCCGCATGCTCTTCCTGGGCCTCACGCAGGCGTCGCTGGGCGCCCGCATGGACCCGCCGACCGACCAGCAGGCGGTCTACCAGTACCTCGTCGGGAAACGCCCCTGGCGGCGCCGCAGCGGCGATCCGTTGCCCCACGCCATCGACCGCTTCGCCGCGGCTCTCGACGTACCCGTGGAGGCCCTGGAGGTCGGCGGCCCGTGGGTGGCGCTACTCGCCCCGCCGAGTGACCCGCCGTGAGCCGGGCGAAGGGATTTGTCTGCCACGTCTGCGGGGGTGACACGAAGGTGGTCGACTCCCGACCGGGCAAGGGCGACGTCCGCCGGCGGCGCGCGTGCATCAAGTGCCCCATCCGGTTCACGACCATCGAGGTCGGCGAGGAAGATCTGAAGCTGCTGCTCGCGGCGCGAGCGTTCGACAGGCAGATGAAAAAGGAGAGGCTGCTGTGAAGATCCTCGAGGCCAACATCCTTGTTTTCGACACCGAGACCACCGGCGTCGACCCGCTGCGCGACGCCATCGTGGAGTTCGCCGCCGTCGAGCTGCGCGCCGGCCGCCCAGGGCGCAGCGCGACCCTGCGCCTCAACCCTGGCTGCCCCATCCCCGACGGGGCCAGCAAGGTCCACGGCATCTACGACGCCGACGTGGCGAACGAGCCGTTCTTCGACGAGGTCGCCGATCGCGTGGCCGCCCGCCTGGGTGCCGCCGACTGGCACGTCCTCTGCGGCTACAACGCCGTCCACTTCGACGTGCCGATGGTCAACAGCGCCTTTGAGAACGCGGGGCACCCGTTCCGCATCGACCCGGCGCGGGTGCTCGACCCGTTCATCTTCCTGCGCCGGCGCCACAACCACCTCCCGTCCAAGCTGGGCGAGGTCTGCCAACGCCACGGCGTCGTGCTCGACAACGCCCACGCCGCGGACGCCGACGCCAAGGCCACCGCCGAGCTGCTCACCGTGTTCGTGCGCGAGGGCCTGATGCCCACCGAGATCGACCACGCCCTCGAAGTCCAGGCCCAGTGGCGCGAGGTGCTCGTCCGCGAGGAGCAGGAGTTCGGGCGCAAGCTCTACCGCGACACCCTGGGCGAGGGTGACTCCGTGCTGCGCCTGGGCTTCGGGAAGCAGCGCGGCTGCCGCCTCGACCAGGTCGACGGTGGGCTCATCCGCTGGGTGCTCGAGCGCCCCGACTTCCACCCCGGCGCCGTCGCCGCCTTCAAGGCCGAGCTCGACCGACGCTCCGGCCGCTCGTCACGCCCGACCACCGAGCAGATGTCGTTCGCCTGATCCAGCCGTCGCCGTTCTCCCGAAATCCCCCCCCGTCGCCGATTCCCCGAAATGAAAGCCCGCCCCGCGGCGCCGCTCAGGCCCGCCGATCGGCTGCGCCCGTGCGCCTGCCGTGCGCCGCACGTCGGGCTGCGGGGGAACGCCAGGGGGACGGCGGCCGTCGCCGCAGGGTCCTCGGACGCCCCGTCCCCGAAATGGCCCAAAAACCGAAAAATGCCAGGAATCGCCCCGAAATGAGGATCCATGCGGAAAATCTCGATTCTGATGCCTCGAAAAAGGGCCAAAAAACTACAAAAACCGACGTTTCTTTACAGGTCGGTCCATCCACTTTTCCGCATAGCAGGCCATTTCGGGAGAAGTACGCTTACTTGTAATAGAGATATGGGGCTCAGCGGCGATCTGGCCATTTCGGCGGCCCCTGAACCCCCTTCCGTCGTCGCCATCCCACGGATATGCTCGGGACCGTCTGCTACGAACAGCCGGAGGCGGCGGTGAACGTTTGGGGCTTCTTCGCGGTGATCGTGGCCTGTGCGGTTGGCGCATGGCTGTACCTGCGAAAGCGGGTCGAGGTGGTGAGCGTGGACGAGAGCCGCCGCGTCGCCATGGAGCAGGCGCGCGTCGACGCTGCCGACGCCTTCGTCCAGCGCCAGCGCACCGCCGCCCAGATTGCAGCCGAGGGTGAGGCGAAGGCGCAGGCCGAGCGGGTCGTCGTCACGACGGGCGCCGTGGAGGGTGCCGGGCGCCTCGCCGGAGATCTGCACGCCCAGGCGGATGCGGTCGCCGACATGGTGGGGGCGTCTCCGTCTCACCGTGACACCGATCCGGGCATGATTCCGCCGCCGGGGCCGCCGAAATGACGCGGATCCTGGTCCTGGCCCTCGTCCTGGTGGCCTGCACGGCACAACCCGCCTTTGCGGGGCTGCTGGAGGCCTTGCCGGCTCCGTCGTCGCTGCCGCCATACGTCGCCCCCCGTGCCGTGCTCGACGAGCAGCTTCACCTGCCCGCCGGCGAGGCCCCAGACGTGGAGGCCGCCCGAGTCTGCTACGGCCCTGCCGCCCACCTGCGCCTGACGCTGGCGCTCCAGCTCACGCAGCCGCTCTCCGACGAGCGAGCGCGCGTCGCCTGGCTGTACGGCTGGCGAGATGCGCAGGAGAAGGCCGCCGCGGCCTTCGACCGTGAACACACAGCCCGGCTCCAGGCCGAGGCCACCGTCACAGCCTACGACGCGCGGTTCCAGGCCGCGGAGCGGTCGGAGGACTGGGCATGGTGGCGTCAGCTCGTGACCGGAATCGGCATCTTCGGGCTCGGCGGTCTCGTCGGGGCCTTGGCATGGGGAGCGTCTCGATGAAGAGTCCGTCGGTGTGGGGGCTCCCGGCCCTCGCGTTGGTGTCCTGCTGGGGCAGCGTGGCCATGGCCGAGTCTCTCGGCGGGGATCCCAGCACAGGGACGCTGATCGGCTACGGGGTGATGGCCGCGATTGCCATTACGCCGACCATCGGCCTGCTGCTCAAGCTCGGCCGCGACGTCGGGCGCTACGAGGCGAAGCAGGAGCATCTGTCCGCGAACCTGGCCACGTTGACGGCGCAGCTCCAGACGTCGCTCAACGAGAGGCGCAGCGAGCTTGCGGCGTACATCGCCGAGGTCCAGAAGTCGCGCGAGGCGGCCCAGAGCGAGAACCGCGAGATGCGCGGCGAGTTCGCCCGGTCCATCGAGCGGCTCACGGAGCAGATGATGCCCCGCGAGATGTCGGTGCTTCAGCTCCAGGGCCTCACGACCAAGATCGAGGCCGACGTGCTGCGCGGGTTGGTCAAGGAGCTTCGCCTCCAGCAGCAGGACCACCGAGAGGGGTGACCCATGCGTTTATGGGTGGTCGAGGACGACGATGACTTCCTCCGAGCCCTTCGCTGGCGGCTCAAACGGACGGCCCCGCACGTCGAGGTGATTCAGATCGACTCGCCCGACGAGGCGCTACGCCGGATGGTGGCGGGTGATCTCCCCGACGCGCTGATCTCGGACCTGATGTTCCGGGGGTGCGCCTCGGGCGAGGACGTGATCCTGGCGGCCCGGCGCAGGGACGTGCCGTCGCTGCTGTGCTCCGACCTGATGGAGTCCTTCGGGCCAGCCGGGATGATCCGCAAGGTCCGGTTCCTGGAGTCGCCGTGGCGTTTCATGTGCGACAAGTCGGTTCCGAGCCTGGAGGCCAGCGCATGCGCGTGAGCGTCGAAGACCATCAGCCGGGCGAGATCCTGCGCAAACTCCCCGAAATCGTCCGCGAGCTCATGCAGCTCGACGCGGGCGCCATCGCCGAGGCCTGCTCGCACCACGACCACGCCGACGAGGCCGCGCTTAGCAAGGCCTGGAAGCCGGGCGAGCCCGATCCGCTCGAGCAGAAGTTCACGCACCCGGTCACGCTGGCGATGTACCGCCAGGCCAAGGGCGCCGCCGAGGTGCAGGGCCGGGTCATGGCCGCCGAGGTCAACGCCTACCTCGCTCAGATCGGGCGGGTAAGCTGATGGCGCGCCCGCTCAACCCCGACGAACTCGCGAAGGTCAAGGACCTCATCCGGCAGAACTTCGTCGTGCTGGCGATCCGGCTGTACGGCGCCGACTCGATCCCGAAGGAACTGCTCGACGAGGCGGTCGCCGCAGGCAAGATCACGCAGGCGATGATCGACTCCCTTGGCCGGGGGGCCGCCGGCAACGCATACCTTCTCGGCTACGAGCAGCACGCGCACCCCGCCCAGGTCGCCAACGTCCGACCCGAGGAGTTCGAGCAGCGCGCCGATCGCATCCACGACGACCTGTCGGACTGGGAGCGGCGGATGGCGAAGCAGGCGCGCATGAAGGGGGCGCAGCTCATCGTGGGCCTGGGCAACGAGGTGGCCGACGACTTCACCACGACGGTCATCAACTCCGACAACGAGCAGGCCCGCGAGGCCCGTCGGGTGATCGCCGAGGAGACGGCCAGCGCCATCGAGGCGCGGGAGTCGTGGCGCCGGCTGCGCGGCACCCTGGGCGAGAAGCTCGGCGAGGACTGGGCGCGCGATCTACACCGCATCGCCGCGACCGAGATCCAGGCGGCGGTGAACGCGGGCATCGCCGACGCCATCGAGGAAGACGAGGGGCACGAGGCCCTGGTGGCGGTGATCCCCAACCCGGACGCATGCGAGGTCTGCCTCGGCTTCTACACCCGCGCCGGAAAACCGCGGATCTTCAAGCTCGCCGACCTGCCGCCGCATGGGGTCAATCACAAGAAGCCGAAGTCGCAGTGGGTGCCGTGTCTGCCTCCAAGTCATCCGTTTTGCGCGTGTAGTCTTACAGCGGTTCCCGACGGCTGGACCTTCGACGACGACTGGGTGTTGCGTCCCCCGCCGACCGCGCCGGTCATCCCGCAGCAGATCTCCGAGGATCTGTGATGCTCCGCCTGCTCATCGTCCCGCCCGCTCCGCTGAGAAAGTCCGACCCGAAGCCCCCGCCCGGCTTCCACGCGGCTCCCGGATCGAAGCACGGCGGTTGGACGGACGGGCAGGGGCGCTACTGGTATCCGGGGCATGTGGGGCAGGTGCAGGCGGTGCCGCCCGGCAAGGGCGCCGCGGAGGCGCTGGACGTCCACGGTTCGGGCCCGGCCGGCAGCGTCTTCGCGATCAGTTCGCACCCGGCCGTGGCGCAGCCGAAGCGCACGGCGCTCGTCCACCTGCCCACGGGGCGCGTGCTCGGGCAGATCCAGGGCCAGTCCGCGGCGATGTCCGCGGTCGAGGCGCTGCACGACAAGCACTCGGAGTTCGGCGCCGACAAGGCCGTCGGCGGGTTCCTCGACGCGAAGGACTACGCGTCGGCGAAGAGCACGATCGCCACGGCGACCGCGGCGCCCCACGTCTCGATGCCGAAGAAGCAGCCCACGGCAGCGCCCGCGTCAGCGCCGCCCCCGGTCGCCGCTGAGCCTGCGTCGCCGGCGACGATGACCAAGGTGGGCGACAAGCCGGGCGGGGCGTCCCCCGGATCCGTCGTCGCCATCACCGGGCGGTCGGGCAACTGGCTGCTCAAGCCCGAGGGGCCCGTCAAGGTCACGGCCGAGGCGGCGGGCTCGCAGCTCGCGGCCCTGGTGCTCGGGGCCGGCAACGTGAACGTGGCGGAGGTGGTCCCGCTCGAGGGCGTGGCCGACGAGCTCGCGCACGGGTTCACCCAGGGCACCGTGCAGCAGATGATGCCCCACGCGGGCGCGCTGCCGAAGTCGGGGCCCGGCCTCGCCGCGCTCAGCCACGACGACCACGCCGAGCTGCTGGCCTCACACGTTGCGAACTGGCTCGTGGCGGATCACGACGCCCACGGCGGGCAGTACCTCCGCAAGCCCGACGGGAACGGGCTGCTCAAGATCGACTTCGCGCAGGCCTTCAAACATCTGGGCGACGACAAGCTCGACACGAGCTACCACCCCAACGCGAAGTTCGGCGAGGCGCAGCCAGCGCCGATCCAGGTGATGGCCGCGTTCGAGGCGGGCAAGATCCCGCTCGACTTCAACGACCCCCGCATTTTGAAGGCGGTCGAGGCGGCCGAGGCCATCCCCGACGCCACCATCGAGCAGCTCGTTAAGCCCTACGCCGACGCTTCGTCCCAGGCGTTCGGCAAGTCGGCGGCCGGCATCGTGGCCGCGGTCGTCGCCCGGAAGAAGAGCGTCCGCGCCGACTTCGAGGACTGGTTCTCGCGCGCGCTGACGAAGCGCATGGGCCAGCCCATCGCGTTCAAGTTCGGGGCACCGCCGGTGGCGAAGTCGTTCCGCTTCACCTTCGCGGCCGGGCTGCTGAAGGCGACCCGCGAGACGGGCGTGGCACCGCTGCCCGAGGATGCGATCGTGGCCGAGGACGGCAGCCTCACCGAACGGGGCGAGGACCTGCTCGAGTCGTTCGCGCGCCTGGTGCAGTCGCGCCATCCCGACGCCCCGACCAACCGGGCGGCCGTGGCCCTGGACGACGATCTGGGCCCGGTGCTCCAGCGCCTCGCCCTGGCGGGCGACATCGTGGACGACGTGTTGTCCGACGTCTCGGCGCGCCGCGCCGTGGGGAGGATCGCGGCATGAAGGTGTTCGACGACGACGGCATGTTCACGCCCGAGGCGGAGGCGCTCGTGCGGAAGTACGCGGCCGCGGTCGTCGAAGGCGACGACGACGATCGGTCGGAAGCGCGTGACGCGGCGCCCGAGCCGGTGCGCCACGTCCTCGACGATCTCGACGTCTCGATGGCCCTGGCCCTGTACCTCGCGGAGGTGTGATGTTCCGGCTGCTGCTGCCCACCGGCCTCCAGAAGTCGAGCGGGAAGCTCGGCGTGATCGCCATCGGCCCGAAGGGCGGTCAGATCGTGGGGTACGCCCACGGCGACATGAAGAAGCCCATCTACGCGGGATCGGCGGCCGCGGCGAAGCTGGCGCAGGCCCAGGGGCACAAGGGCGAGGCGGCGGCCGGGACGTTCGGCCTGGCCGAGTGGCTCGACGCGCTCACCAGCAACTATGGCCTCGCGGTGCAGCACCACGCCGGCGACGCGGCAACCATCACCAGCCCGACGACTCCGCACGCGATCGTGCTCGCGCAGGCCTCCATGCCGGGGGCGCACTTCGGCGCGCTCCAGGAGACGGCGAGCGGCTGGGCTGCGACGGCCACGTTCAAGCCGGGCACCAAGGACGAAGCGGCCGCGGGCGGCAAGCAGTCGCTGGTGCATCAGGGCGGGCTGAAGCCGCCGGGCTGGCCGGACAGCGTCCCGCCGCCGGGCACGGTCATCAAACGCTCGGCCGGTGGTCACACCTACCTGCTGACGATCTCGGCGGGCGCCGACGGGAAGACGCCGCGCTACCTCGTGACCGCGCCGCCCGGCGCCCCGCTGTTCGCCTTCACCTCGACGGCCCAGGGCGGCATCGTCAAGGGCACGATCGGGCACCCGGATCTGTCGGTCACGGTGGCGTTCGACACGCACACCGCCGCGGCGGTGGCCATCGTCGGCCCGAAGGTCTCGGCCGAGGGCGTCGGGCAGATCAAATGCACCTCGGGCCCGAACTGGTGGGGCTGGTGGGCCGAGGCGGGCAAGACCGCGCCGATCTCCACGGCGGCCGGGCAGGACACGCCCCCGGACTGGCTGGCGAAGCAGCCGGAGACGGGCGTGCTGACGCCGGATGCGGCGCTCTCCAGCGGCGTCTTCGGCAAGGTTTGGCCGTCCGGCGTTGCCCCCGCGTCGCCAGCCCCCGCCGATCTGCCGCCCCCCGAGCCCGTTGCAGATCTCCCGCCCGCGCCCGAGTCGCTCTCGCCGCCGGCGAAGCCGTGGCCGGATGGCGCGGCTCCCGTCGGTGGCTCGCACACCTTCGGGCTCCACGGCCACCAGGTCAGCGTCGAGGTGGTGGACGCAGGCGTCGCGCCCGGCTACGTCGTGACGGTGCCATCCGATCCGGCGGACGTGGGGCACTTCTACGGCTCCCTCGAGGACCTCAAGCTGCACCTCGACGCGGTGGCCGGTGGTGAGCCGGAGTCGGATGGGAGCCTGCCGACGTTCCTGACGGGTGAGCAGATCCAGGCGGCGCTCGGCGGCGCCCCGGCCCCGGCGGAGGAACCGGCTGCGCCGGCCGCGCCCGAGCCGGAGCCCGCGGTGCCGTCGCCACCTTCGCCCGAACCTCCACCCGCGGCGGGCCCAGCCGCCCACCCAGGCTGGTCGAAGCTGCCGTCCGGTGTGTCGCACGGGTTCAGCTCGCAGAAGGCGCTGAAGCCCGGCAAGGCCCCGGAGAACAAGGGCAAGCTGGCGGTGCTGACGGTGGTGTCGGGCGCCGACGGCGCGCCGAAGTACCAGGTCACGCTCCCCGAGGGCGGGGCGCTCTACAACGACCCGGACACGGGCAAGCTGATGCCCGCCCCGAAGGTGTTGGCGCCCGGCGAGAGCGCAACGTTCTCCAGCTCCACGACGGCGGCCGAGGCGCTGATGAACGCCCCGAGCACGGGGTTCATCTTCTGGGGAATGAAGCCGGGGAAGTCTGGGAAGCTGGAGGCTGTGGTCCTGCCGCCGGCAGCCCCGCCGCCGTCTGCGCCCCCGGTGCCGCCCCCGGCGGAGGCATCGCCCATCACCACCCCGGAGCCGACCCCCGAGCCCGAGCCCGAGATCCCCGCGGCGCCTGCGCCCCCCGCGAAGAAGAAGTCGAAGAAGAAGGCCGCGGTCGAGCCCCCCGCCGCCGCCACCGCGAAGCCGAGCGGGTGGGCGGCCTGGCTGGCGAAGCACCCCGGCACAGCGACGTCCGAGTGGCTCGACGAAGCCCCGGCCGGCACGGCCATCCCGGCGGTCGGTGGTGGCCACGTATGGAAGTCGGTGGCCGGCGGCTGGGTGGACACCAGCGGCGCGCCCGCATCTCCGGATCTGACCTCGGCCACCCCGGACGGGATCGCGGCTGCCGAGGGCGTGGGCCCCGACGGCATGAAGCACGCGACCGGGACGAAGTTCGTCTGGGCGTCGACCTCGAAGACCGCCGGCTCGGAGCTCTACAACGACCTGCTCAAGGCGTTCCCCGGCGCCATCATGGAGGCGAACACGCAGACGGCGAAGGGCGTGCCGCTGCCGCCGAACGTCTACAAGGTGCAGTTCCCGCTCACGCTGCTCCCGTCGAGCGTGGACGCCTCGGACAAGGCCGCGGTGAAGGCCTACGTCGAGGGCGTGGTCCTGCCGCTGCTGCCGAAGTACGGGTTCAAGCCCTTCACGAAGGAGCTGTGCAACCACGTCGGCGGCACGAACGCCTTCGCGAACATCACGGGCGACGCGGACGCGATCGTCGCGGTCGAGACCAGCATGCAGGCGATCCCGCCGGCTGCCACCGGCACGAACGCCCACATGCTGCACGACGAGGCGATGTTCTCGGCGGGCACGCCATGGCACGGCCACGGCATCGACCTCGACGGTGGGCTCATCCGCGATCAGTACGCCTCGGTGACGAAGCGAAAGGGCGGTGCCCGCGAGGTTCGGTTCAAGCTGACGCCCTGGGGGGCCGCGGCCGTTGGTGCGAAGCTCGCCGGTGCTCCGGCGGGGGCGTGGGACCTGGGCGGCGGAAACTTCGACCCCAAGGCGGGCGAGGTGGACGCCATCGGCCTCGTGCATCACACCACGCCGACGAAGGTGCTCTCCGGGCCGGGCTGGACGGCGCACTTCTCCACCGACTCCACCTGGGCGATGCAGCACGCGGTCAAGGTCGACGTGGAGCCCGGCAACCCCGTGGCGGCCGCGATGGCGGAACTCGCCGAGCAGCTCGGCATGCCGCAGATCGCGGTGCCCCCCGGCGACGAAGACCGCGAGCACATGAAGCTGCGCAAGCTGCTCTGGAACGTCTCGCCGAAGAAGCACAACGAGCTGTTCGGCAAGCTGGGCGACACGCCGTCCCCGCCCCCGAGCAGCGCAGATCTGCGCGTCGCGCTGAAGGCCGCCGGCCTGCCCCTGGAGCAAATCGACAAGGCCGAGGTCGTGTCCATCGGCTCCGGGCACCGCACCGTGCGGATTCAGGACGGACAGTCCTTCATCGACAAGGGCATCCACGGCCTCTACCACAACTGGTACTCGAGCGACGCGAAGGACCTGGCACGCAAGCTGGCCTCGGGCGGCAACGTGGCGACGGCGCAGCGCTGGAAGACGGGCATGGGCGGGTACGGGCAGTCGTCGCCGTCGGACATGGCCAGCGGCGGCGCGGACTACGTGTTCCACTACGCCTTCCGGGCCGACAAGGACTCGGCCTTCTCCGGGCTCAGCGCGGGGCATGGCCTGCACATCGTCACGGGCGCCGAGACGCTCGAGCGAGCGGACTGGCACTCGTGCCCGCACGACAACTATGGCAGCACGATCAACGACAGCTTCTCGGACCGGAAGCCGCGAGCGACCGCGCTGAACACGCACAAGGCCGGCTCGGGCGAGGTCATGGTGCAAAACCAGGTGGCTCTCGATGACATCCGGGCCATCGTCTGCAACACGGCGAAAAAGCGGCAGGACGCGATCTCCGAGTTCAAGTCGCTGGGCGTACACACCATCGGCGGTCGCCCGGTCGAGGAAGTCGTGGTAACCTCACACGCTGAGGCCGGGGCGCTTGTGAAGGCGTCCTGGGCCGCGACGATCCAGGCCAGGAGCCAGCCGTGATCACAGCCAAGCCCCAGCACGCCGCGCTGAACGCCGCCCTCGCCGCCCACCGCCTGTGGGTCATCGAGGGACTGCCGCTCGGCCCGATGGTGGCGATCTCGCCCCAGGCCGGCAGCCTCGACGGTGGCGACACGCCCGAGCCGCACCCGGACGTCGACAGGGATCACCTCGTCTTCTGCGACGGCGGCCGCGACCGCAACCCGATGTGCGAGGGGCTGGCGCTGGCGGAGGGCTGCGTCACGTTCACCGCGCCGCACTGGGCAGGCGAGGTCGCGCTGAAGCTGCGGCCCCTCGATCTGGCGCTGGCGAAGCAGATGGGCATGAAGCCGAGCGGCATCGACCTGGTCGACCTGGAGCCCGGCGTCACCGAGCACGAGGACGTCTTCGACGGGCTGTTCCCGCGGTGAGCCAGGCGGTCGTCAAGATCGGCCCCCACGGCGGCAAGATCGTGGGCTTCCACAACGGCAAGCCCATCTACCTGAGCGAGGGCACAGCACCGGGCGGCACGCACGACTCGGCCGCAGCCGCCCACGGGTCACCAGCGCACGCCGCGCAGATCGCGGGGCTCCAGGTGGGCACGCACCCCACGCAGCACGACATGGTGCAGGTGGCCTGGAAGCCGGCGAGCGCCGCGGGCGCTTCGTGGCTGTCGACGCACCCGCTGCCCGAGGGCGCGCGGCATGTGTCGACCCCTGCGGCCAGCATCGCGCTGGTCCCGAAGTCATGGGCGCATGCCCCTGCGACCCCGCCAGCCCTGGCCGCAGCCGGCGTCGAGGCCGTGGACAAGGCCACGCTGAAGAACCCCGTGACGAAGTGGGTCGACTCCCCCCGGCACCCGGTCACCGTGAACGGCGTCGCCGGCGAGCTCGTCGGCTGGGAGGTCACGGGCGCGCCGCCGCAGAAGACCGGGCGGCTGGTGGTGATGACGCCGGGCCCGAGCCGCCTGGGCGGCATCCTGGCGGCCTACGACCAGGACCAGGTCACGCCGACGAAGGCCGAGGCGCACGCGCCGTGGCAGGGTGAGCGCGTGCGCGTCTGGAAGTCCGCCGCGGCGACCGAGGTGGTCAACAAGCTCCTGGCCGGCGCGGCGCCTGGCCTGGGCGGCAAGACGCGCATGCAGGTCATCGAGGCGCTTCAGAGCGGCGGGATCCCGACCTACCCGATGGGTGGGTTCGTGCGCGACGCGCTCCAGGGCAAGGACTCGAAGGACATCGACCTGAGCATGGGCGGCGACTGGACCGAGATCGTGTCGGTCGCCTCGAAGAAGAAGATCGCCTACACGCCGCCGGGCGGCGGAGGCCTCGTCTCGTTCGGGAAGAAGGACGGCACCGGCCCGCCGCTGGAGGGCAAGGCCATCATGGGCCTCAACGCCGATCGCCACGCGCTCGCCCCGTCCGCTCCCGTCACCACGGACGCGGACCTCGAGGCCGAGTGCATCTACGGCGACTTCACCTCGGGCCGGCTCTGGTACGACACGGTCAACGAGACGATCATCGACCCCACGGGCCACGGCGTCGAGGACGCGCTCAACCATGTGTTGCGCATCCCCGTACCGAAGGAGCAGTGGGGCGACTGGGCAGCAGGCAGCCCGGACAAGATCTGGCGCTACTGGAAGTTCACCGCGCGCGACGAAAAGCCCGCCGACGAGGAGACACGGCAGTTCTTCATCTCGAAGGCGCAGGAAGTGTTCGCACCCGGCGCGTCGGTCTGGACCGCGCCGCACAACCTGCGCGTGCGCCTCCAGAAGGGCGTGCTCGACGGAGACTTCGGCAGCGCCGGTCAGGTGAAGCTCGACGCGTTCAAGACCGCGGTGGTGTCTGATCTGGGCGAGGCGTTCTGGGACGCGCACTGGAAGCCGCACGTCCCCCACGGCATGAAGGGGTGACGGATGGCGCGCAGGCTCTACCTGAAAGGCCCGGACGGGCGATACGACCTCGACCCGACCGAGGCCGACACACTGTTCTCGGCGAGCGAGCGTCACATCGAACCGACCGAGAGCATGCTGATCAACCCGACCCCCGGCTGGGTGACGCTCGTCGACGGTCGAGATGTGGGCGCGGTCCTGGGGGACGGCGGGCTCGCCATCGTGGTACACGACTGACGTGCATATCCGCTGCCCGAACTGCAACGCGAGTCTGGCGAAGAGCCAGGCGGGCCGCCTCAAGGTCCGTCTGCCCATCCTGAGCTTCCGCCGCACGGACGCGGACGGTGGACACGTCTGCGAGACGGTCTGCCCGGCGTGCAAAGCGGACGTGCCGATCCCGCTGACCATCGCCGACGAGGGGCTCGTGAAGTCGCTCGCCCCGCCCCCTGCCGCGCCGCCGTTGGGGCTGCGGTTGTCCCTGCGCTCGCAAACCTTGACGCCAGCCATCCCCGCCGAATAGCGTTGGGTCACACGTCGGCCTCAAACCGACACTGACGCCCTGGCCACAAGCCTGAGAGGGCGCTTCTGCGAAAGCGGGGGCGCCCTTTTTGCGTTTGGAGTTCCCGTTGCCCGCAGAGTCGTTTCACCGCTGGATTCCGTTCCAGGTCGTCGGCCTCGAAAAGGGCTCGGACGGCAAGGAGCGCGTGCGCATCCGCGGGCTGGCGAGCACCGAGCACATGGACCAGGACGGCGACACGATCGTCCAGGACGGGCTCGACTTCAGCTACTTCCTGAAGCGCGGGTTCTTCAACGACAACCACAGCAAGGAAACGGCCGACGTCCTGGGCTACCCGGACAAGGTCTACCCGGTCACCATCGACGACGACGGGAAGAAGGTTCGCGCGACCGCCGTGGAGGGCTACCTGCTCGACACGCCGGAGGCCATGCGGATCGCTGACCTCGCGCGCTCGCTCGATGGCACGCCGCGGCAGCTCGGGTTCTCGGTCGAGGGCCCGCCGCCCGTTCGCGATCCGCGCAACCCCGCCCGGATCGTGAAGGCGACCGTGCGCAACGTCGCCATCACCAACTGCCCGGTGAACCCGTTCACGAAGCTGGACCTGGTGAAGTCGATGCGGTTCGCGAAGGCGCTCAGCGCCGGCGGGCCCGCGCAGGCGCCGGGTGTGGTCGTGGCCGGCAGCGCCCGCCCGCTCATGCCCGAGTCGCTCGGCCTGCGCCTGCCCATCGGCGGCCCGGATCCGGTGGCCGTGGCGAAGCGGGCGAAGGCGCTCACCGACGAATGGCTCAAGGCCAACGGCGGGCTCTCGCTCGAGAAGAGCCTGGCCATCCGGCTGATCAAAGCTCGGCACCCGCAGGCGACGCCCGCGGAGGTCGACCGCATCCTGGCGCAGGCGCGCCGATTGGGAGAGGACCGATGAAGAAGAAGGACTTCCTGGCGACGCTGAAGGCCATGCCGGACTGCGAGGCGAAGGACAAGCTCATCAAGTCGTTCGAGGACGACAAGGAGAACGTCGAGGACGACGACGACGAGGCCGAGGGCGACAACGAGAAGTCCCTGACGGTCGGCGCCGGCGGTCTGTCCAAGGCGCTCGAGGAGTTGGAGCGCATCCAGGGCGCGGGCGCCCCGGCCATCGCCCCCCTCGGTGCGCGCATGGGCGACAACGCCGACGTGAGCCTTGCGAAGTCGATGGACGCCACCGGCTTCGTGAAGTCGCTCGTCGAGCAGGTCGCCGCGCACTCCGACGACCTCGGCGCCGCGGTGTCCGAGATCAGTCAGCAGCAGGGCGTGAACAACACGGCCGTGCTGGCGACGGGCAAGCTGATGCTCTCGCTCGTGAAGAGCATCCAGGAGCGCGACGCCAAGATCGACGCGCTGATCGCCGCGGTGAACGCCCCGGCTCAGCCCCGCACGACGACGACCGCTCGCCCAATGGCGAAGAGCTTCAACGCCGGCGGCGGTGGCGGCGAGGCGCCCCAGGGGCTCAGCAAGGGCCAACTCGCGAACCTCATGAACGGCGAGCTCAAGAAGAGCATGGAGGCGGGCGATCACGGTCGCGCGCACCAGCTCCAGGAGAGCGTCGCGCTGTTGCTGGCCGGGAAGAAGAACGGCCTGGCGACGGAGATCGAGCAGTCCCACCTGCGCAAGGCCCAGGCCTAAGCGCGAAGACCGGCCACAGACGGCCACACTGAGAGGATGACAGACATGGCACTCATCGACTGGCAGGACTTCACGCAGGGCTACGGCGAAGGCGGTGGCGGCCCCGGCGCCGCGAGCGTCGAGGACGTCGCGGAGCTGAACAAGGCCCTCAACGCGGGCGGCGGCAACGGCGGGGCGCACGGCGTCCAGACCGCCGGCGCCATGGGCCCCCTGATGCCCGAGTCCCTCGACCCGCTCCTGACGTCCATGACGTACACGGAGCAGGAGTTCAAGTTCTGGAAGGCGGTCTACAAGGATCCGGCGTACAACACGGCCGAGGAGTACAACCGACTCCACAAGGTCGGCTCCGGCGAGGCCGCGTTCATCGGCGAGGGCGATCTGCCGAGCGAGGAGGACAGCACGTACTCCCGCGAGGTCACGCTGGTGAAGTTCATGGGCACCACGCGCCGCGTGACCCACGTCGCCAGCCTGGTCCGCACCATGGGCATCGAGAACGCGGTGGCGCAGGAGACCAAGAACGGCACCCTCTGGCTGATGCGTCAGCTCGAGGAGTCGCTCTTCTTCGGCGACAGCAACATCATCAGCGTGCAGTTCGACGGTCTGAACAAGCTGATGGCTGACGGTGGCACCCCCACCTACGACCTCCGCGGCGATCCGCTGACGGAGGAGGTGCTGTCGGGCATGTGCGCGGTGGTCCGCCAGGCGCCGAACTACGGCTCCATCGACACCGTGTTCTGCTCCATCGGCGTCAAGAACGACCTGAAGAACCTCATCCGCGACCGTCTCCGCGCGAGCTTCGGCACGGCGGTGGACTTCGAGCCCAAGGTCGACGGGTTCGCCAACGTCAAGATCGAGGACAACGTCTTCATCCAGGAGGGCGGTCGTCCCTACGCCTCCGGCCTGGGTCCCGCCTCCAAGCGTCCGCTCACGCCGGTGCTCGGCGCGGCCGGCACGAGCTCGCCGGTCACGGCCTCGGCCCAGTTCGCCGCGGGCGACGCCGGGACGTACTACTACAAGATCGTGGCCTACAACCGCTACGGGCGGTCGGCCCCGCTGACGGTCACCGGCTTCGCCATCGCGGCCGGCGACAGCGGCGTGATCCCGGTGGTGGACGGCGGCCAGGACACGGCCGGCTACATCGTCTACCGCAGCGCCAAAGACGCGGGGGCGGCGACGGACTGCAAGGAGATCTTCCGCGTCAAGCGGTCGGGCGCCTCGCAGGACATCTCCGATCTGAACGACTACCTGCCGGGTTGCAGCGTGGTGTTCGGCCTCGAGATGAAGCCCGCCGTGATCGGCTGGAAGCAGCTCGCGCCCTTCACGAAGCTGCCGCTCGCGACCATCGACACCAGCATCCGCTGGATGCAGGTGCTCTACGGTGCGCTCCAGCTCAAGGCGCCCCGCCACGCCTTCCGGATCATCAACGTGGGCCGCGATCCGAACGCCCCCGTGCTGACCCCGGCGCTGGTCGGCTTCGAGTAAGCCGATCCTGGTGACGTAGGAGCGACGGGCGGGTAACCTCCCGTCCCGTCGCTCCAACCCACGACCCAACAGCCCAGCGGAGAAGACCTCCATGTCGTCTGCCCAGAAGCGTCTCACCCTGAAAGCCCCGAACCTCCGCATGGCCGGCAGCACCATCTGGTGCGAGGTCGAGAAGCGGCTGCTCCACATCGACCAGAACGGTCTCCTGCCCGACCTCACGGACGAGCAGGCCGCGGAACTGCTGAAGTGCGGGTACACCCTGGCCGAAGGTCAGACGCTCCTGGAGATGCGGCAGAAGGCCGACGCCTACGCGAAGGCGGCCGCCGCGTTCGCCGCCGCCGAGGATGCGACCGTCGGCGCCATCCGCGCCGCGCGCGCCGACGGCGTCAGCGAGGAGACCCTCGCCGACATCATCAAGAGCGCGGGCAAGTCCCACCAGACGGTGCTCCCCGACGTGTCCGAGATCGCGCCGCCCCCGGCCGAGAAGAAGGCCGCCCCTGCGCCCCAGGCGCAGGCCCCGGCCGCGCCGCCCGCCGAGCCCCCTGCGGCCGACAAGAAGCCGGGCGGCAAGAAGACGCTGAGCGAGAGCATCAAGGCCGAGCCGAAGCCCGAGGGCGACCCCGCCCCGGGCCCGGCCGCGCCGCCCGCCGAGCCCCCCAAGGAGTAAGCGTCCATGTCCGTCGTCGCCCGCAACCTGCGTCGCTTCGCGCGCGCCCTCCAGGCCGTCCCCGCCGGTGACGTGCTGGCCAAGGCGTACGACCGCTGGTCGCACCTGCTCGTCGTGCGCGATCACGGGAAGGGTGCGCCGTCGTACCGCGAGGGCGAGGACGGCGAGGTCTACAAGACCACGCTGGACACGACGACCCTGCCCGACGCGCCGAACACCACCGCGCCGGCCTCGGGCACCTACTTCAACATCGAGGCCTTCGGCGGCATCTGCCTGTACTGGCGCGAGTCCGCCGTGGACGGCGCCACGCACACCGACATCGACGTGTCCGTGTGGGCGCTCGCCGACAACGGCGACTGGCTCCAGATCGCCACCGAGCCGGCGCTCTTGCCCTACGTCGAGCTGAGCGTGCCCGGCACCGGCTACCGCCGTGTGTTCGTGCAGGTGACCGACACGAACGGCGGGGCCGCAGGCAACATCGACCTCATCGCGGCGGGGGACTGACGTGTCTCGCCAGCAGGGGAACATCGCGGGCGTCTACGACCCGGCCGAGGTGCTCACGCAGAAGGGCGGGCTGCTCGCGCACAACGGGAGCGATCCCGTCGAGGTTCCCCCCGGCGCGGATGGCGAGGCGGTCGTCTACGACTCCACCACGGCGTCCGGCCTGAGCTCGCGCCCGTTCACCTCGGCCGAGCAGAACATCACGAACGCCGCGAACGCGGCTCTCTTCAAGCTGGGGATGTGACATGCCGGCCGGAGCTTCACCCACCTACGCGAACACCCCCTACAACAACGGGATCGCGTTCGACGACGGCGACGGCACGACCGCCAAGGTGGTCGCCTACGGCAACACCGCCATCCTCGTGCTGCGGGCCATCCTGCTGACGAACCTGTCGGGCACGGCGTACACGTTCGACGTGTTCCTGCGCCGCTCGGCCGTCGACTACCAGCTCGCCCGCGTGCAGGTCGCCGCGAACGCCGGCCACGCCAACGGCACGCCCGCGAAGAACCTGCTCGACCCGGACATCCTGCCGGGCCTGGACAGCGAGCCCAACACGAAGCTGGTGCTCGAGGCCACCGACCAGATCGTGATTCAGCCGGTCGCGGGGCTGGGCTCCGGTCACGAGGTCCACGTCGTCGTCCTGGGCGGCAAGGCGACCTGATGGCGATCCTCGAAGGCATCTTCGGGTTCGCAGCGAAGCCTCGCGGCGACATGGGCGCGGCCATTGCTGGCCGGCTGCTCCGGTTCACCACGAAGGCGGGCCGCGTCGTCTCCAGCCTCATCAGCGTGGACGCCAGCGGGAACCTGAGCACGCCGGGCCGCGTGGACGCGGCGTCCAGCTCCGACGGCTCGGCGC